AGGATCTTATTCCGCGCAGCCATTGACGCGTTCTTCATGATGACGGAATCCAGCCTATCCGAGTCCTGCTGTGCCTGACCGAAATAGTCGGGAATGCCGTATCCGAGCGGTGAGTTCTTTCTGCGGTACAGAGTCGAGATCACGAACGGATACTGGCCCATTTGGAAGTACCCGTCAGGTTTCTCGTCCCTTGAGTCATCGAGCAGTTTCCCGCCGGCAATGTGCGCCATGTGGACCACCCAATGCCCCTCGTTCTCGCCTTCCGCAATAAACTGTTTGAACCACACCTCTATCATGAGGATGGACTTATTATTGTCGTACTGAAGCTCGTGGTCTTTCTCCAGCGAGAACGAGTCCGCCTGGAACTCGCCTGCCAACGCGGGATAGCGCTGGTTCAACCACTCGACCGTCACCGGACTCATTTTGAAGATCGCCCTGCCAAGCTGAATGTCCAGAACCTGCGGGTCCACCAGTACGGTGTGATTGTCCACGTTCCGGATGAACGCGCCGCCAAGCCCGTGATTCAGTTCGGGATCGTATCCGACCTCCTCACACGACCAGCCGCCGACCAGCATATCGTGGCAGGATTTCATGTACTCTTTTCTGTAGTTCGCGGCGTCATGGTTCTGGCGGATTAAGGCGCCGACGATCTCAGCGACCTGCTGGTCTTCCGGCGCTTCCGGTCTGATGATGGCCTGCGGAAAGTTGTCCGCCATATCCGCTTTCAGATTCTCCACAGTGGACATGATGACGGGCGTGATAGGCTCGTTCTCGTTCTCCGGATCCGTGGTATTCATCTCTTCCCAGTGACGTGCCTGGTACAGCGACTCGTTCTTGTTGAGGCGTGACCACTCACTGGTATATGCGGACCGGAACTCGTCAAACAGCGTTGTCGCTGCCGTCACAAACTCCTCACCCGTCAGATCCGCAAGGACCTGAGATACTTCATCTGCCATTTCGTTTTCTCCGTTTCTTGTTCATGTCGAATGGGTCATCCCACCATATGTGTTCCGGTTCCTTCTTGATCTTGCTCGGAGAAGGCCTGCTCATCAGACCGTAGCGGAACATCTCGCACCAATGGTCGGGAAGATTGTCCGCGACGTCCTCGGAATTCTTTTCGTCGTATATCATCAAAGGAATGGTTTCTATCAGCTTCAGGCAGCTCTTGAATACCTGAACGTAGGGCTTACCGTCCGGCGCGATAGCAAGATTCTCGCGGACTCTGTTCCACCCGATAACTCGTGAGTTATCAGCTTTCATGAGCGGGACGCCGTTCCTCGCGAACGTTTCCGCTATGCTTTCGCCCTCTATGTCTGAGTGACCGCGAGTCTGCCACATATCCGGTGACGCGACCGTGTACGCAATCTTTTCATCTTCTGAAAGCTCCACGATCCGTTTCGCCACATCCCGCGACAGCGTTTCCTGCATCGTCAATTCACGGTACAGATAGATGTGGTGGTCGGGACCGACCGCGAACCATCCGATCGCGCACGGGTCATTGTATCCCCAGTCCATTGCCCTGAACCGTTTCCAATCGCGCGGTATCGGGAACGGGTCAATAACGTGTATGTCGCGGTTCCATTCTGTGAAGTATTGGCCTTTGAACACATCCCATGACCCGTACAGCAGCGCCTTCTTTTCCTCGTCCGGAAGATTCTCTAATCGTTTTATGTACTCCGGATCCGCACTTATAAGGAATGCATTGTCCTGCACCTTGGCAGGAATAAACCGACGCGTGCCGTTTGCGGTCTGTATGGTCGTGTCCGGCGGCGCAATGTCGATAAAGCGCTTGCGGACAAACCCGTGGCCGACATTGCCTGGGTTCGTTGAGGACTTCATTTGTTTTGGGTATGAGTTCGCACCGCGCAGCCGCGACATCATGTACACATACATAAACTCGGTGAAGTGCGTTAGTTCATCAAACCTGATCACGTCGTATTCCGCGCTCTGGTACTGATACACATCCGACTCGTTGTTTATGTAACCGAAATCGATAATGGATCCGTTTATGAATGTGTAAGTGTGTTTGCTCCCGTTGTACTCGCACAGGTCCTGCCGGTACAGATCTCGCGATACGCGGATCAATGACTTCTCCAAGTCAGGGAATGTCCGCCTCAATATCAGCTGTTTGGACTTCTTGTATTTCAGCGCATACAGATACGCATCTATCAACTGACCATAACTCTTTCCGCCGCCGGCTAAGCAGCACCGCCGTACAACACCTCATCTTCTGTTGCACTGATGAACGCCTGCTGGCGCTTTGTTATTTGTAAGTCGATGCTTTTCACCCGATCACCCCCTTTCAGTCAATCACTTTGATATTGACTTCCAGGTCTTTCTCGGTTCCTACCAGCACTTCTTCTTTCGGTTTCTGCCCGGAAGAATCTCTCAGACTCTCCCATGCCCGCACGTCGCCGTCCATTGCTTTCTGCATGAGCGCCGCCATTATCTGACGCACAGACTCTTCATCCAGGCACTCGGCAACGATCTCCTTTAGTGGTCTGTATATCTTTTTTGCCGCAGTAGATTTTTCTTGTGCTCTCCTCGCGGTCTCCTCGTCAAACCGGTGTCCCTTCTTCAGGTTCTCCAGCTGTGCTTCGCTCTGTTTCCGCTTTGCCATCTTCAACCACCGTCCTTATATGAATCTCCCTTCCGTGCCATCCATCCAGCTCTGGCATTGCATGAACATTCCAAAAAGAAAAGGGACGGTCGTGCCGTCCCTTCCGAAAGGAGGTTCGTCAATGAGCTGAAGAGCGGAACTTCTAGCCATTCACACTATTATTTTATTCCTTGAAAAGTCTTAAAACGTCTTATGTTTCGGGAAGCGTTCTCGATTCCTTGCACTGCGGACAGTATGAGAAATTCCCCGGATACTTCAGTAGGAACATACAGTGGCACTTCGGACAGATGATGGTATCGTAAGTGTACTCTGACGGTTTCGGTTCCTTTGCGAACGGTTCGCACCGTGGTTTCAGAATCCACTCTTCATTTACTGTCAAGCTCATGCTTCTCTCCCGTCAGATTCCGCATTGCCACCTGATGAATGGTCTTACAGTGCTGTACAGAGTAATGACTTCTCCGCGCCACGTCATACCATGATAATCTGTGTCCATTCTTGAACGTGAGATACCGATAGTTCATGATCATGGCCTGTTGGTAAGGCAGCCTGCTCACTTCCTCGCGTACCCTGTTCTCCAGCTCGACCATCTCGGTTATCTGCTTCCCGATCTCATACTGCGTTTCCTCAAGCCGGATCATGTATTCTATCATCTTGTCTTTGTGAGTACTGGATCTCGGCATCCCGTTCAGACTCCTGGACAGACCTTCCGCTTTCATCCTGATGTCGGCAAGCCTCTCTTCCGCGCTGGCAATGCTGGCGTCATAATATCTCAGCCGTTTCAAATCATCCAATGTGATCATCCACAGTTTCCCCTTTCTTGAAATCCAGGAACGCATTGAAGGACTCCAACTGTTTCTGCACCTCAGGCTTCTGCACACCCTGATTCCGGATCTGGCCTTCCGCGATGACTCTGACCTTCCACTTCTTTTTCTTCGGATGGTCCGCGTTCCATATGGCCGCGTTCTCTGTCGGACAGACGTACCCGTGCTGATTACGATTGCTCATCTTCGGCCTTCTCTTCCCCTTTCCCATTCGGTATATGCAGCGGGCAGCACCCGCTCGGATTCACATACTTTCCGTACATATGGCAGTAGCACGAAGACGTTCCCGTTGATGTGATAGAACCGGACCTCCCGCAGTTCTGACAACATTTCATTCTTCGCCTCTCCTCTCGCCATAACTACAGTAATCGTCCGCACCAACCATCATCTCTGTGCGGAGGCAGATCTCATCCCACAAACACTTCATTTTCTTGTAGTGCTTACAGTCCCTACACCGCACCAGATCAGCAATTCTTACTTCCTCTCTTATCTCTACTTGATTTAGTTCGAGGATTTCTTTCTCATAAGTATTACCGACAGCTACGATCTTTTCGCCGGACTGGCACTCTTGAAAAATCCGATCCGCAATGTGATGCCCAAGATGGTTCTTTATGTAATCCATAAAATCAACATCATCTGATAAATGAACCCAACTTGCCTTATCAAGGGCATAAGCTGTAGTAAAAATCTCGGGTTTACTCATTCGCTTCTCCTCTCCGCATACGAACAGAAATCATTCGGGAAAACACTCTCATCAAACCAAATTTCACAAGTAAACTCCGGCTTGCTTCCGTGCCAATCTGTACAATGCACACAATCCTTACACCGCACAAGCTCTTTCATCTGTTTTGTGTGCGGAAGTCCGTCCGTGATTTCAACTATCCATTCACTCATTCGCTTCTCCTTTACAAGATTTCTCAATGCTTTCATTGAGCATTTCCATCATTTTGTCACGCACCATCTTCGCAACTTTTCCTGCGTTCTGTAACATTTGTGCGACTGCTTCGGGTGTGCAGTTTTCTTTTTCCATTACCCTTGCGATCATCTCAAGATGCTCTATTGGATAGCCGTATAACTCTGGCTGTGATGATGGCATACGCTCTAAAATATCGTATAATTCTGTAATGGGTATGTTGTTAGATTTGCTATATGGATGCCAATTCCGATTCATCGTGAACCACTTTTCCACCCATTCTTTTAACTCATCCGCATCAATCAGTCTCATCTTCTTCACCGCTTTCTTGATAATATTTCGGGCAAGATGTACTACCCCAAACGCTGACACCGCATATCGGACAAGTTATATATTCAGTAAAATGTACTTCGGATTTTTTGTATTGAATAACCGATTTGCATTCGGGGCAAATGCTTTCATATATTGGAATTGGTTTTTTATCAACTACAATCATTCGCTTTCTCCTCTCATATCCGCTCCGCAGTTCGGGCAGTAGTTATATGGAACTATAAGGTAATGCCCTTGATAAGGTCTGCCATAGATTTTGTATTGGCAAACGGTACACACCCCTTCTGCATCGTCTGATGAGAGCATCCACTTCCCACGCTTTCGCTCTGCCTTACCGCACTCATACGCAAGAACTTGTGCCATGTCCGGCGAAACTGTCGGAGCATCGTCCACCTCTTCCGCTGCCGATATGAGTGCTTCCGACCAGTATGTTCTGTTGTCCTTGCTATCATCAGTTTCGGATGCTTCTCTGAACGCTTTCGCCAACGCATCCGCATCAATCAACCTCATCTTATCCCTCCTTTTTATACCCCGTTCGGTTATATTTCTGCGGGTTTCCGCACTAATTTTTCCCCATTGATCTGCCATAGCGTCAGCAATTCCTTGAAATGTCTTGCTTTTGGTCTTGCTGTCACGAAACTTCATTCCCTGATTCTCTCTGCTTGACCCATCGCTCCGCTTTGACCCACCGCTCACCCAACTGATCGTTGGCTCGACTATATTCGTTGGACGGAGCATTGGAAGATTCACAAGCCACAAACAAGTCTTCTTTCTGTAAGGATGTCCATATTCATACGGCTCTATCAGCTGCGTGTACTTCGGCAATCTGAAGATTCCTGACGGCACCGGATTCTCTACGGCGATCCTCTCCGCATTCGCATTGAACATTTCCATAAAGAAGTCCTTTGCATCCAATCCCTTTTCAAACCGCTTGCGGTATATGTACGATTCTCCGTCTATGATCCTGAATAACCGTGCTGCGCCAGCATTCGACAAGTATGTGCATGGTGGATGGCAAATAGCCAAATCCCATCTGCCAACTTCGTGAAGTGTCATGTCCATCGTCTGAACGCACCCCCCCCTCAATGCTTCGGTCGCATCTCCAAGAATGTGCCATTCAGGATGACAACCGCTCGGAAGTTGAACATCGCAAGAATACGCTTCATGTCCGCGTTCTCTGAACGCTTTGCAGACGGTCTGCGACTCTTCACACGCTACGATTACTTTCATCTCTTCCCTCGTTTCTGTTATTTCTGCGGAAATCCGCAGTTTTTTCATGTTAGATTTTTCGCCCTGTCCGCTTTAGGTTTTCACTATAAACTGTCACTTTTCCGATTCATTGCCGGATTGTGGCATCGGTTTTTGCGTTTTTGTGCATTTCCTGCGCTTCCGATACCGCATTTTTGTGCAGTTTTTCTAACTGTACTTTGAATAATCTGCACATATTTTGAAAGTTAACGGTGCTGATTTTGCATTAGTGCGGATGAATGTGCCGTTAACCAGTATCTTTCGGTTTACCGTCCGCACAGAAGAAATCCGCTCTTCTCGCCACACCATCGCACCAGTAGTCACCGAAGATTTCGTCCTTTTGTGCGTATCGGCATCTCTCACACCGCACTACCTCAACGATGTCCGGCTGCTGATCTTTGTCGTATCCCCAATGGTCTTTCATACCACCGGCTCCCATGCAGCACGTCTGATGCTCCTGAACATCGCGTCCACCATGCCATGACCGTCCGTCACCATCGGTTCATACAGTGTTATTCTCTGCACGATACACGTTGACGCGGCCGGCAGTCCCTTCTGAATGGGATATCCTTCAGACCCGTCCATCCAGGAGGATGCCACGCAGACCAAATCGTCACGCGCTACCTGCTTACCAGTCACTCTGTCTATCACGATCTTCCGCTTCGGGAGCATGACCGGTTTGTGCGTGTGACCCGTTATCCCGACATTGATCCCCTCATAAGTTTCCCAAAAATCAACGGCCCGATTGACTGTCGCACCCGGTTTCATCCCGCCACCGAATCCGTGGCTTACACCGATGACGTACCGCGTGGCTGCTCTTGCCTTTTGGTTACTACCATGCTTGCGTGTTCCGATCCCGATCGACAGAAATGCAATATCAGGTCTGTATCTATCGGAAATGTCGAGCTTCGATGCGATGATCGCACTGGAATCGATAAAAGAATTTTTCATTGTGCGGAATTCATGGTTGCCTCTGAGTGAACACAAAAGACGGTTGTCCTTTGCAAGCGGGAGCAACAGGTCAACTATCCCTTCAATCTGCAAATGTGGCGAGATGGTGTCTTCCCACGGGATCATCCCGCCTATGTTGTTATTGACCAAATCGCCGCCGAGGACCGCATACCCGACCGGATCGTTCATGATGATCTTCAGATATTCCCGGAACTCTTTCTCGCAATGGTTCACGCTTCCGAAGTGCGGGTCGAATATCGGATAAATGTTGATATCATGGTCAAAGTCGAATCTGATGAAACTGTTCATTCATTCTGCTCCTTGTTGTTGTATGTGATCCTAACCGCGACGTACGGATCCGTATTGTACGTCTTGGACGCGTTGATCATGCAGATCTCCGAATCGTCCTTGAATGCCTTACCCTGGAGTCCGTCCAAAACGGCCTTTACAAGGTTATCGAGGTCAGGGCGTTTAAGATGCGGTTGCCCCACCATCAACGGTGTCCCGCGTTTCGGTATCGGAAAGTTGAAGAACATCTCCACAAACAATGGCCCCTCCAGCATCCCGTGCCTCCATGACATGCGGATCAAGTCCTCATACTCACGTGTTCTCTTCGGAGTGTACGCATGTCCGTTCGCATATCTCGGTCTGCCCTTAGGAACCGGCATGATGTTCAGGACCATTTCCTTCGTATCTTCCATTCATAATCTCCTTGTCATGAAATCTTGCGCGAATCTCAATGATCGGCACCGGCTCTTTCGGCCTGATTGAAGGCGTCATATCAGGCGCCGGCAAGTTGCCTGACCGCGCCAGGTTCAGCTTTTGTTTCAAGCTCATCTTTTTTGCCATCAGCAAGAGTCATTCCTTTCCGAATCAATTCAATAAGATTCTGCGTAGACGCTGGGAGCGCTTCCTGAGCGCGGAAGTTTCCTTCAATCTCTTTGTAAGATTTGAGGAAATTCGACTGCACAATGGTATTGATTTGAGCGGGATCCATCAGCGCCCATTCTTTCAATTGGTTAGGACTGCCGACCACTCTCCGCGATAATTCAGGCAGCGCATTGAAGTTTTGAACGCAGTTTGTGAACTTCATTGCGGACTTGACTTGATTCCAGGCCGAGATCGCACTGTCCGTATCCGTCTTCATTGAAGCAATCTGTTTCTTGACCTGACCGATATTTGGTGGAAATTCCGACTCAGAACAGATCAGGATCTGAACGGCAGCGTCCACTTCCTGGTACAGATCGTCAGCGAACATCCGGCTCCACAGTTTCGCCATGCTGACCGCGTCACTCTCCGATAACTTTGCGTAGTAACCGGGGTATGCCATCCGCAGTACCGATAGGATCTGTAGCGTTTCTTTCATCGTCATAGCGCGTCACCTTCCTTCATGAGGATGTTCAGGAACTGGTTTGATGATGTCTGTTTTTTCTTCTTTTCTTCCTCCTCGCGTTTCTCCCAGGTGTTCACGCATTTCTTCCAGTCTTTGATGCGGGTCTTCCCGTACATCCAGCCTCTGGATTCGTAGAAGTCAAGAAAGTGCTGAGGATCGATACCGTTGTTCCGTTCACGGCAGTATTCAGCGACCTCTTCGAGCGAGGGTGCGCGAAAGCGCTCACTCTCAGATTTATTTTCCTTTTCTTTTCTTTTATTAGTATTAGTATTAGTATTAGTATTAGTAATGCATCTGACTTCAGATATTTCACATCTAACTTCAGATGTGGGTGAACTGACTTCAGATAATTCTGAACTGTCTTCAGTTCTGTTCTTCGGATTGTTGCCTCGCGCAGCGTCTGCCCTATCGCACTGTTTGCGGTAGGATTCCCACTGTGCATCAATGGCCTTCTTCTGTGCTTTCCATAGAAACTTTTCATTACCCGAAATCATGTCCGGCTGTGCTGAGTCATCCTTTGCATATTCCAGCATGGCTGTGAACAGCCTCCCACGTTCCGCGTAACTGAGGTCTTCCATGATCTCATCGAAGTCGGTCCATACGATCAGCTTCTTCATTGCTCTTCCCCTTCGTACATGTCCTCATCAGACATCTTTTCTTCATTCGGCAGCAGGAGCTTGTAATTCTTGCCAAACTCCTTTATCCAGCGGTCCATATCCCATCCCTGCGTTTCCATGATGCGCCCCTGAAAGAACCGCTTCAGGAACCGGCTGTTACTGGCGCACTTATGCACCGCGCCAGGTCCGTTCCGATGGCACCGATTCCCGCACAAATACACGACCGCGCCGTATTTCTCGGACTTCTTGCGGTACGCGCCACCGAAAACATGGTGACGTTCTAACGGATCTCCATTCCCGTTTCGTCCGCACATGAAGCATTTTCTTTCTTCCATAACTCCAACCCCGTCATGATCTGTCTTTCTGTCGGAACGAATCCGCCCATCTCTTTACAATCCTCTATGACCCCGTCCAGCAATCTGCTCATCTGCTCTGTGTTGTACTGACTGGATCCGAGCACACACCGGTAATTCATGAACCGCTGTCCGTTGATGTTGTGCATCCCCAAAGGGATCACTTCCCTAAACGTGGCACGAAGGCTCTGCTCTGCTTCCGGCACGGCCGCGATGTAGATGTTCTCGCCGTAATCCCGTAAGGCCTTGAGATATATCTCATCTTTACTTATGTGCAGGATTTCCGCCAAAGAAGTACAGCATTTCCATAAGAGCGCGTTCGCGTTCAGGGAGCGCTTGTCACGGAACCTGCCGACCTTCAGAACAAGATTGAACCTTTGCAATTCCTGCAACTGTTCCATGAACGCGTCAGTTGCTTGCCAGGCATGCACCCTGACCTGGATCAGGGCGCTGCCGTCAAGCATTTTCTTTAGGGAGGTTATAACACCAGTGAATTCCATATCAGAACGGGATGTCAGAGGATGTCACATCCTCAAAATCGTCTGCGGTCACATTCGGCATCGGATGGTCGAGGAACTTCTTATAGTTCTCCGATTCCTTGATCCGTGCCTGGATCCATTCAGGAAGGATCTCCATTGCCTGGAACGCGCCCTCTTCGTCAAGGTCAAAGATGATCTTGTCATGCACCGCATCCGGGACAGTGGTGCCTTTTGGGATGCTGACCACCGCGCCGATGTTCGTGTAGGTCTTGCCGTTCTTCTCGGTCGGGACCACACTCAACTGGCACGGAACACCGATGACTTTCCTCAGATCGAATCCTCTCAGCTCGTCTTCGGTGAACTTCTTACCGCGCCACGCTTCAAGGTCCTTCCTGAGGTTCGCGTTATCACTCAAACTGCACGTGTACTGCTTGCTCAGTACCCGCACATCGGTTCCGTTCTCGGTTTCGATGACCTCTGTCGGAAGTTCCCACATGATAAGGATCTTGTGCTGGTTCTTGTCGTACGCTTCCGAATGCTGGATGCCGAGGTCGATCAGACCGTAGGACCGTGCGAGGTATGTCCCTGCTTCCAGGGGCGGGAACTTTGTTAAATTGCTTTCTTGACTTGCCATAAGACTCATACTCTTTTCTCCTTTACTTCACTTGAATGTTCTTGTTCTCTACCAAACGCGCAAAGTCGAACACTTCGCCGGCGTTTATTGCTTCCTTGATCGCGGTTTTGTCAGGCTCCGGATCCTTGAACCTCAGCAGGTCCTCCGCGTTCTTCTCCGCCCACTCAATGAATCCGGGCAGGACTTCTACCTGCACAGACTTCCGGAAACTGATGCGGTGCCGCTCGTTCTCAAACGGTTTGAATTCGTATCCGACTCTCGGCAGATATGCGGTCAGATACTGTTTCAGCCGGTCAACGTTGTTCTGCTTCGTCTTTGCTCTTGCCGTCAGCGCGGCCGCCTCTTTCTTCAGGCCTTCGATGTCACCAGTCAGATTCTTGATAACTGCGGAGATCGCGTCTATCTTTTCGTCTGCGGTTTCCTGGATGTCTTCCAGCGCTTTCCGAAGGTCCTCTTCCGGGAGCTCGTTCTCCTCCATCTCCCACATCATCTGTTGATACTGGTCCGCTATTTCGTACAGCTTCATTTAACTTTTCCTCTCTTTCTACTAGTTCTAGATCCAGGTATCTTGTGTATCTTACCCGTGGCGGGATGTACTCGCACGGTGGGCAGCAATCGTATAACGTGTTCATATCTCATACGTCCTTTCTTCACATGAGTCTTCAGACCAAACTTTGATTTTGATGCTGACATTCAGTACGTTTTCAAAGTATTCCTCGTTTGCGAATATCCAATTCTGAACATCACGCTCAATCCGTTCCACGAATTTGTCTGCAATTTCCTCACACGTCATCCAGCTCACCCCAATCTGTCTTTATGAATGTCCAGCAGTTCCATATGCCGGTTATTCTCGCCGGTGAATCTGATATAGAACGCGCATCTCGGGATCACCACACCGGGATTATATCCGTCCGCTCTAGACAGCCACTCGTTCATACTCTCTCTCGCGATCCGGAGGTTCTCTTCGGACCGATGCGCATGGCTGTCAAAGAATGAGAACTCATGCACATTGATGCAATCCTGAATCGAGGATCCGAACGGGTCACCATAGGCTGCGCGGTTCATGACAACCCATACCAGGTTCTTCTTTTCCTCTTCCGACCTGAGCGGGGATGACCAGAGCAATCTAGCCATTTTCTCAACATCTCGGTCATTTAGAGAATGATTGACTATCATGACGGGACGCGGGTCCGGTGTGGCAGGTACTGTTTCCGTCTTTACCGGGATGAGGTCAATCACGGGAACATCGTCCGCGTAAGCAACTGCTGCGAGGCCCATGATGGCCATTACGCCGATGAGCGCTATCTTAGTCCTGATCATGTTTACCTCTCAGATACTCATGTATCCGTTCTTCGACGTCGCTGTCCGCGATTGCCTTCTTCATCATTCTCACAACGTGGTCGGACGCCCGCTTTTCCCATGCGTTGTACGCGTCCTCGATGCTGTCGAAACTGCCGGTCGATGCCAGGCATTCACCGCAGCGGATCAGATACGAATCGTAGATGATGAATCCGTCATCGTTGTTGAACCACGTGCGTACCAGGTGAATATCGGTACTTCCGCAAAATGGACATGGTCTTGAATTGATTTTGATGCTCTCCAGTTTCATTGCTTTCTCCTTCCTTGTGGCTTACGTTTTAAGGACTGAACACGCCACGATTTATTGGATTGTGAGGAATCCCCCTTGTTTAAAAATTTTGGTCAAAACTGACGTGTTCAGTTTTCAAAGCGTAAGCCGATCGCTTACTGTTATTCTTTTACTTCTTCTGCAAGTTTCGCCTTGACCAATAGGTCCGCGAACCAGTTCCAAACCTTTGTGATCACTTCGTCAAACTTCTTCATCTTTCTTTCTCCTTAAATCGATTCCTTTCTTTTCCCACAGCCACGTCCGGCTGAATTTAATGCGGTTTCCGCATTTGATACCGTTTAAATTGTCAAGGTTCTGTCCCGTGCGGATATCCTCTTCCACCTGAGAATGGAGTGTGGCTCGGTCATAACCGATTTCATCCGCTAGTTCTGCTACGCTGCAATAATCGTCACGTGCCATAGTTATCTTTTTAAGATAATTCAGGATCAAAAAAACACGCGACCGCCTCATCTGTATTCATGTGATACCGGTCAATGATGAAGGCAATTTCCGACTGCGTGAATTCCGCGTTTCGCTGATTTATCTTGAGATTCAGGCGAGAAACGCTGATTCCCATTGCCTTGGCAAGAGTGGTCTGCGTATCCCCGTGAAGCTTCATCAGCGACTCAAGCTTCCGTTTGTTCATTGGGTCCTCCCTTCAAGAATTATCTTTTCTAGACAATATTATGATATCATTGTGAAATTATCTAGTCAAGATATTTTTTGATTATTTTTTAAAAAAATATGATATAATCAAGATGCATAAAGATATTAAACAATATTCAACAATATTCAACGATACGCGGAGAGATACCATGACAGTAGGAGATAGAATCAAGTATTTAAGAATCGAAAAAGGCATGACCCAGGAAGAACTCGGTGAAAAGGTAGGTGTTAAAAACGCTGCCATTAATAAGTATGAAACAGGGATTGTTGTTAATTTAAAACGCGACATGATCGTTAAACTCGCCTCCGCACTGGATACAACGCCGGCCTATCTTATGGGATGGGAAGATGAAGAACCGGACGATATAGATCTGATGGAACTCCGTGAACAGCTCCGGAGATCTCCTGAAACACGGATGCTGTTCTCTGTGACGAAACATGCGACTCCTGAACAAATTAAACTTGTAGCGGAGATGCTCAAGCAATGGAAGCATGCATCAGAATAATTGACCTTCCGGTCACCGTTCCTGGATTCACGGCCGTGGACGAGGACGGTTTCTTCAGCATATACATCAATTCAAGATTATCCAAATATGAACAAGAAAAGGCGCTGATGCACGAATATAACCATATATTAGCGAACGACGTATACAGTAATATTCCGATAGAGGACGCTGAAGAAAATGCAGAGCTGTTTATTTTGCCACCGAGAGATTCCTGATAATTCTCAGTATTGTTGCTTCTGTGGGAGAAAGCAGACCCGCTCGACGTCAAGAAAGGCGAACGGCACCGGGTCCATCTATCAGCGCGGGCGGACGTATACAGCAAAGCACAGAGTCTTCCGCGCGGGTCGGTGCATGGCCATCACGAAAGGTGGATTCAAGACCAAACGAGAAGCACAGCAGTGGCTGAACGAGCACTCGGTGCTGGATGTCCGTGCATCGCGTCAGACAATTGGAGAAACGTATAAAGAATGGTCCACCGCGCATTATGAGAAGATCTCGACTAAAAAAGCGTCAGCGTATGCCTCAGCCTGGAAATGCTGTGCTGCCATCGAGAATCTGTATTGGGATGAGATAGGCACGGCCATACTGCAAAAGTGCGTGGATAATGCTTCAAACACTCATTACCAGCGCAAAACAGTACGGACTGTCCTGCACTCCATCGAGGCCCATGCGATCAGAAACGGGCAGACAGACCGTGCGCTCACATCGTATTTAGAGATCCCGTCGAAGACAAAACCGCGTAAGGTCCCGTTCACGCGGGAAGAGATAGACAGAGTATGGAAAGCATACGAAACGCACCCGTGGGCAGCTGCCGTTCTGATCATGCTCTATACCGGTATGCGGTTTGGTGAGTTGGCCAATCAGCGCCCTGAGAACATATACCTGAGGGACGGGTATATGCTCGGCGGATCCAAAACAGAACTTGGCAAGTCGGGCGAGATCCTGATCATCGACAAGATCAAACCGCTGGTCAAGAAGCATCTGCTCCCGACAAATCAATTCAATGTCAGTTACACCGCGTTCAGAAAACATTTCGATAATATTGACGGCTGTCAAAACCACGCGCCACATGAATGCCGGCACACCACCGCCACACTATTGGCTGAAGAAAATGTTCCGCCCGCAGTTATTTCAGCGATCATGCGCCATACAAATTATGAGCAGACTCTGGAATACACACACGTCAGTAGGAAGGTCATGCAGGAGGCTTTGACAGCTGCCACAAAGGAGTTTTAAAAGAACGAAGACCGTGGGGTACTAAACTTTTTTGTTGACAATTTTGTTGCCAGTAGACATCTTAACTGGTCTACACACGTCTACAAAGTGTCCTAAACTTGGGATTTTTTGCCCAAGCGTTGCGGTTCCCCAAGACTCCTACCGGGTACCAAGTAACGCAAAGAAAACCCCCCAAAGATGGGGGTTTTTTCTTGCTCATATATAAAGTTGTTGACAGTTTGTTGACAATAGGTTTTTAAACTTCAGGGTAATCCTCTTCAGGAATGCCAGCGATTGAAGTCAGCATTGAAAGGATTCCGGCAAGAAGTGAAGCCGATCCGACCATTACCCAGTTCACCTCGCTGATGACAGCGCTGGTGCCGATAGTGGCGATGGCAGTCTGACAGATTGTTTTGATAGCGCGGATGCCCGCCCATTTAAACCAAGATTTCCAATTACGTTTCATATCAGTATCTCCTTTAAAATTTTATAGGTAGTTCGTCATACTCTTTTTTAAGTTCCGCAATGTCACCGTTGCCCCCAAGATCGTGATAAAATTGATAGCCACGGTGCAGGAACTGTTTCTCATGCATTGTGGTTTCGCCTGATTTGAGCGCCCTGGTCATGAGGTACTCCAGTTTATCCCGCAGGAGCCATTGAAGGGCATTATCTAACGCGGACGGTTTCTTTGCCCGTTCCTTCGCCCACGCAAAAATCTGCGCGATTAACGTGGATAAAACTCCTGACCCTAAAATTGCTATCCAAATTGCGTCACTCATAACCGTTGCCCCCAAAAGAAGTAATAATAAAAATAATCGCACAACAGACGATTACAATAAAAAATAAGTTATTCATTTTCAGTACACTTTCGGATCTCCCCAATGCACAAATTTACCAGGCTTATAAATAGATCTGTCGCGGAAGTCCAGCAGTTTTCTGCTGGTTCTCTGTACCAGTTGGAAGCCATACGCGCCCCCTGCACTTTCCACGATGTGATTTCCGTTGTCCACGAATATTCCTATATGACCGTCTTTATGTGCCAAGTCCCCTGGCTGAATCTCGGCTGTCTTACGCGGTACGCAGTAATTGTTATATAAACTGTTCGCATTCGCGTCAAAGTCATTTCGGACCACACCGCAAGCTCTCCACAATCCGACAATCATGCCGGAGCAGTCAGCACCAACGATTGTGTATCCGCTCATCCGCGCTTGCTTCAGCATCAGTTCCTTCCGTCCGTTGTCAAAGTACGGAGCATAGGCGGACTTCCTGAAGTAAGAGTTAAGCTTTGCTTCCGTCATGACGTTTACCGAAAGATCCTTGTTGAAAAGGTTTCCGCCACGGATATAAAATCCGCGCATCAGGGAAGGATTGCTGTTGCGATCCACGCAGTACTTCAATGCCAGCAGACATATCTCTTTGCGTTTCGCGGATGTTGCGGAAAGTGCTTGTGAAATCTCCGTCCGCGCGGGTTCCGCTATCCAGTCAGGGACATCCACGCTCGGCACGGGTTTCGGATCGCCAAACAAAGCGCTCCAGGTTTCTCGACCTATAACACCGTCAGAAATAAGTCCATTGGCTGCCTGAAAGGCCTTTACGGCACGAAAACTATCGTCCCCAAATCTCTTTTTGGTAGCAGCGTACAAGTACCCAAGCTCAACTAGTTTCTGTTTCGCGTAAAGTACGTCATCGCCGGAAACATAGCGTTTAATGTTTCTGTACCATTCCATCAGACCACCTCTTCCCATCCGTAAACACCAGGTTCATAAACATTAGCGTCAATTGTGCATATCCAATGTTTACCATTATGGGAACACTTGTCACCCTTGTTATATGCGTCATGCGCTCCGGTAGGTTGAACCCATTCCGGCCATTCTTCGGTTGACGTTCTCACCCACAACGCGGGAACCACGTCAGGAGTCCAGTCCGCCTGAGAAGTGTGCGCTTGTACGCAACGATACAGTAATCCGTTATACTGTCTGCGGTCATCTACAGAATACGCAATTCCGACTTCCCACATTGGATACAATATCGTAACTTCTTCCGCTTGCTCATCCGTCAAGAATGTACAAGCCATATCCAGTTTGCTACGCATGAGTCGTGCTTTTTCTATAATGCTCATTCTGTCACCCCCAGTATGGAAAGTGCTTCTCGCATATCGGACTGTCCTTCATACATCTGCTGAATCTGTTTGAGTGCGGTTACGTCCATGACGGGCATTGCAAAGAATCCGTTAAACTTCATTCCGTCATCACGCATCCATGTCATACCTTCAGGAACGTACCGAAACCCTTCGATATACTCATCGCACTTGCCATTAAAGAAATCTGTTTCAACTGGCATGAATGTTCCATCATTTTTCGTATGGCATTTAAAATCTGAATCAAGATATATGATCATATGCTATCTCCTATTCGAGGTACAGATTAAAGACTTGGATGTAATGAAGTCTGTTGTAATACAACCCCATTATTCCAACATAGACGCAAAATTCTGCCGTACTGTCTGCAACTGGAATATCTTTAACGTAGTTGTACCATGTATTCGATGATGAAGGATTTGTGATGAAATCGTAAAATACAAGCGCATCTGTGTTCGGATTTGTTGCATTGTAATTATTAACCATAAGGTCTGCACATTGGTCAGCATTATTAGCAGCACCCCATTTAAATCGTGCTTCAATATGAATATTTGAATACGTTCCAACCGAAAATGTACTTGAACATATCCCAGCGTATCCGTTGGTATCGCTAGTTGATTTAGTATTTTTGTATTCCAGTTGGATGCAATCAGATTCTTGAGTCAGAGAAATAGTTCCATAAGTTGTCCGACCACTCTTTGCCCATTGCCTTCCCTCAAATGTAACCCCTGCCTGACCAGTGTAAGCGCCATTCTCAATCAGCGTGAGTCTGCCTGTAATCCAATTATTATTCTGCCATACATACCATGCACTGATATATGTCCATGCCCCATTATCGTACTGACGAATCGAAGCAATAAAAAACTTAATAGCATCAAATTGCAGATATGCCGTTCCTTTTGTTGTAACCACAATCCATATATCACCTTGTACTGGATTATCAGGAACAGTAGACTGACAATACACATCGTTGATTTCGGTGCTGTTAATCAATGCAATCTGATTGTCGCGTCCGCTTGCGGGAAGTATGGCATAATTCGCAATATTGATTCGTGCGCTTCCACCACCGACATTTGTTCTACCTATCATATTGCTACCTCACTTATGTGCCAGTATGCTCAATACAGTCGGAGCAGTCTGCTCTGATGCCCAAATGTATACAACACCTGAACCGCATTCGCAGATGGGCGCATACAGTCCGCTCATGGCGGATGCAGTACCGAACACAACCTCTGCCATCATACTTGCCAACACCCCAGTCGCAGGGATAGCGCATCTGTACGGGAATGCTCCGTCCGTATCAGAGGAATGCGTATTGGATGTCCATACATAATCAGACGGATCAAATGATGTTATCTTTATCTCCGTGATAGCAGTCACGTCCGCGGGAGTGGCTGCACCTACGTCCGTTGCGCTCGGCATGGGATGAACATGGTCATCCCTTGAATACAGAAGACTGGTTCCCGCGTCTGCTACCCCTAGTGCCAACGGAAGCTCTGAAGATGGTGAGCCTTCCGCTTTAGGGATGCCGAACTCCCACTCCACGCTTGTGGACGTTTTGTTCAGGTTCACATAAGCGTCTTCATCAGGGTCAAGCATTTCCAATGTGGCGGAAGGATTTCCGAACGGACGCGCGTTGTTCCAGGCATTGGTAGCGTCTGCGATCAATGAAACCAGGATAGGATATCTGTCTTCAGCAACCAGGGTTTCATCGTTCATGATTCCCTTACGGCCTTTGAAGTTAAAGTTCGCACTCGTTACCAAGTACTCACCGTCCGCGCCTGAATAAACCTGAACCTCGCAGTTATTGGTTCCGGCACCGAACGATGCACTCCGCAACGCGACTGTCACAATGTTGTGATTGTCACCGCCAATTGTGACGGAATGATTGCCGTACTGCCACGATTCACCGTTATATATAAATTCATACGTACCATCATCAGGCAGTTTGGCAAGGAACTTCTCCGCGTCCACGGTGGCACCAGTAATACCACTTCCTGAAACGTTGACCGTCAAATTGCCACCGGCATTGATGACAATTATCTTATCATTCAGTACGGGTGTATCCGCTTCATTAATCGCAAGACCGTAATCGTCCAGCGATACGTTCGCGTCCTTCGTATCTTGCTCAACGGTTTTTCCGTCAGACGTTTTGGAAAACACGCAGATGATACGTGAAGCCGTAGAAAGGTCCAGCGGTTCTCCGTCATCCGTCATCGTGATAAGGAACACGTTACCGTTATCCCCTTCCACCAACGTAGGCAATGCCTGAGCCTGGGCGCCTACCCTTTTCAGGTCAAGCGTGATAGGGATCGTTTTTAAAATACTCATGCTTTTCTCCTATAGAATGTAAAGAGGAGCAGAAGAACTGCTCCTCAACCTCTTAACAAATCCTCAAGAAATGCTTCGTAATCCGCTATGCGCTTTTCATACGTATCATCCTTGATGGTGCCTTTTTTGTGTTTCTTCTCCACGGATTTTATCTGTTCACGGACTTCCTTGACCGCTTGTTTCTTGATGTCACCCTTGCCGACATCAATTCCAAGGATCTCCGCCATTATCCGCATATCCGCGTCATCCAAATCGGATGTCGCAAGGGATGCCAGCTCATATGCCTTGGAATCCGCCTGGTACTGATTCATCAGGAAATCGTAAGCGTCATGCTTGTCCACACCCTGGTCAACCGCTGTCTGATACGCACCCGTCTGCTTTTCGCTCAGGACGTTGCCGTATTCATACCCATTGGGTGCAACAGCGGAAGTTCCGAACACGGCAGCGCGGATCGCATTGCCAGGAGTTTGGTCAATCGGATACCGCAGTTTGCCGTTCTTATTGTAACTTCCTTCACGGACGAGAGCGCCAACACCCTTTGCGGTTTTCCGCAACTGACCACCGCCAGGAATGAAGTACGTTGCACCTTCCATATAACTTTCAGGTGTTCCGCCCTTAATGGCGCTGATTGCAGTATTAACGGCAGACAATGCAGGAATCGGTATGGATGTTGTAGAGCCGAACTCATCATCGCCAAGACCGACAGCGCTTCCTATCATCTCAACCAGCGAACTGAACGGTATGTTGTCCATGATGTTCTTGCGGACTGCCTTTCCGGCACCTTCCGCTCCGTTCTTCCGCGCACCGTTCACCATATCGGAAACGATGCCAGCGGGATTCCACGTAGCGTCCGCGCCAGTCAGCACCCGCATAATCATGCCGTACACACTCAATGCAATGAGTCTGCCTAGGATCTTCTTCAGGTCCTTTGCGGATACGCTGACCTTGTTCACCTGGTTCTCAACGTTTGACCAGTCCACACCGTCCAGCGTTCCGCCATTCTCGCGGAGAATCCGTCTGTACTCGGAGCGGATGTTCTCGTTGTGGATATCAGACCAATGCCAAAGCTGGTTGAACGGTTCAATTTGGAACTGCGTCAGCGGGGACATGACCTTGGAATTAAAGATCGTTGCACGGGATCCCTTTGACCGTTCTGCAAACAGTTTCACGCACCATTTACTTACCTCGCGCAATGCGTCTTCAGAGGACAGTCCTTCTTCCTGAGTAAGCTGATAATACTTCGCTCTCGCAATGGTTTCGGTGGAGAAGTTATCTACCGCTTCCATCAGACCGAACAGTATCTTCTCACCGCGCTGGCGGAACTTGTCACCCATGTTCAGCGCGACTTCTTCCGCTTGGGACTGACGGTTTATCAGGAACGTACACACATTCCTGAAATCATCACCGAACTCAGACTGGTCAGATGTTGCCGTGTTGAACAGACCTCTGCCTATCCACTTCGGTGCAAGCTGTCCGGCACCCTGAGCGAACGATGCCATGTTCGTAAGTGCCGTGCGGACATTGGCTCCGATGTATGCGGTGCCTATCCAGCCTGACAGTTTTGTAGGAAGCGTGTACACTTTACGTCCGAACGTTTCCTCAACACCACGGTCAACCATCGGCTTTTTGTTCGCCAACTGATTTGTGTAATCGTGGAGCCAGCGCAGGAAGTTCGTGTTCGCTTCGTTGACGGGTCCTTCCTCGGAAGTCTTGCTTGCCATGCCAGTCCGCAATGCGGATTCCAACTGACGGAATCTCTGAATGACTGGGGTCATGTAGATGACATCCGATACACCGTTCAGGTATCCTTCAAAACCGCGTACCGCATTGTAATCCGTCTTATCTCCAAGACGGGTCAACAAGTTCCGCGCCCAAGGCTTACCAGGAGAGAAGTCAGGAGTCAGACCAGCGATGCCAACGGGGAGATCCTCGGACTTGAGATAGTCTATCATTCCGGCAACACCTTCACGCGCTTGCGTGAAATGCGGGAAGTAGTTCTCAATATGTCCTATCGGAGCGTATCCGTTCTCCACCAGCGTGGACTGTACGGAATCGTACATACTGCCGTAGATAGCGGACAGCGTTTCCGCAAGGTCAACGGCCTTGTCAGAGTAGGCACTTTCACCGTCCATCTCAAACACGGTGTTGCCGTTCTCGTTCACGATAGCATAGTGATCTCCGTCAATTTCAAGACGGTACGCACCCATCGTTTCCTCAGGACCATTTGCGGACTTCTGAACATCTTTGATACGCGCGTCTTTGTTAGGCTTGTCATCGTTGCGGATCTCATTTATCTTCCGCACCCGCTCGGCTGCCTTTTTCAGCACGTCATCGCTGAACAGCAGTAAGGACTGCTGGTCCGCCATGTACCGTACTCTGCCTTTTCGGTCAAGCACCATCGCCCCGTTCCCAATAGGAATGAGGATGTGCTTGCTGTCCATGACAGCGGTACGTGCCATCTCAGGAGTGATGATTCTCTCACCGATGAGCTGGGCAAGGATAGCGTCCTGCTCGGACGGATCTATTGCGTTGATCTTATCCAGGACTCCTTGTTTGAAGACGTTCTCGTCTGCCAATTGCTGTTGCATATATGAGTAATACTTATCGGAGTAATACTCATCCGCTTCCATGTTCAGCGCTACCGCTCTTGAATAGTCGGCAGCGTTCTTGCTCCTTGTATCTCTCCACTTGCCGACTTCCTGGAAGATGCGGACGGGTGCCTTGAAGGCATACATATTTCCCTTCTTCCAGTTGGCAGCGTCTTTGATTATCTTGCTGACTTCCTGCTCGGACAGCTTCCCGCCAACATCCTGACCGTTCTTCAGCATCAGCGTTCTCAACTGTGCTGCGACCGCGTTGTCATAGTTGCCGGAATTGTAATAATCCGTCAGCGAGGTGCCGGTCTTGAATAGCGCTTCCGCTTGCTTCGCCACTTCCTCGGAACGTTTGCTGTTCGTGGGAATGGTGCGGGAAGAAAGCGAAGTTTCCGCGTCAGAACGATTCTCGATATAATTATTTACGCGCGTAGATAATGGAGCATCGTCAAGAAAACGTTTATATGAAAACCGTTCAACGGCACCGCGCGGTGTTTCAATATCTTCATCAAGTACTGAAACATCCGTTATTGGATAACCGAATTTCCGAACACCGCGGTTATAATCATCCCATGTCCAATCAAACTCTGAACCTGGTTCAATACGATGACGATTATAATCCGCACGGAATTCATCAGGGTCCGCGTACTCAAACGCAGTACCGATCTTGACAAATCCAGGAATACGTCCTTTATCACTAACAGCTTGCCAATTACCGTCTGTCAACGGATCAAGTCTGTTGTTGGTTCTTGTTTCGACAGTCTTTAGATAATTGCCGTCTTCACCAACGTCAAACATCAATCGCGCGTAATCCGTTTTGGAAACATTATCGGGACGAATATTCACCGCGTACTGGACGGACTTTCCGTCAGGCCCCTTAAAATCAATGTTCCGGGACGAGAGATCGTAAACGTCATCTGAAGCGGTGTCCGTTCTCGGATTCACCATGACCTGATCGCCGTTCAGAACACCGTATTCAAGTCCGTCAGGATTTTCTGTGATACCTCTGCTGCCGGCACCGCTGTACGGATACAGTCTTGCAATAACACTGTCGTATCCAGCGTCACGCAAAGCGTTATAATCGAGGTATGTCTTCAGTAACTGATGGTTGCCAATCTGAAGAAGATTATTGAGGTCTTCATCAAATTCTTCGCGAGTCATTCCGTACCGATCCCTTGCAGTTGTTTCGTACAGAAAATCTCGGTCAGACTCCGAAAGATTATTGAAATCAAACGGACGCTCCATCTTCAGCGCAGCTTTATATACCGTGCCTTTATTACCCCTGATGGTAAAGAAATTGCTCATTCGGCTCGGTATCTGCTCATAGGACATATGATCAGCATACTCTGCATCGTCAGTAAACCATATTGCCCTATCGCCGAAATTCTCGGTATTCCGCCCGGCATACTGCATATCAAACGCAGTTATGCCTGATGTGGGCGAACCGTGCAGCGCAGGAACAGTGAATCCCTTCTGCGCAGCGTCCGCAAAGAACTCCGCGTCAGCGGGGTCATCCAGGCGGATCTCGCGGTTGGATGCTTTCGCGACCGGCTCCGCGTACATACCGCTGACGAGGTCATCGTATCCGTTATCGACCAATCTCTTATGGATGACGGATGTCTGATTCTCGACCGGTGTGGAACCGTGGATGATCTCGGAAATCTGCTTGATCTTGTTCGGGAGCCAGAAGTTCCCGTCCTCGTCAAGGTAGTCGCGGTTCTTGCCGGCGTACTCCTGGAGGAATGTCGGTACGATTCCCCACGGGTCTTCGGACATATTGTCATAACCGTGGATGTCGGCGAATCCCTTCAAGGAATCTTTGATGTGCTGCATCTGCTCGTCCGTGTAATTCGCCTTAACGAATTCCTGCGGTGAGTCGGTGCGGGATGTTTCCTTGATGACTTTGAAGTAATTGGGATGGTCAACGATGTTGATCATGTTGCCGTTCCCGTCATCGACCATGACCCCGTCGAATCTCGGTTTGACGCCATATTCGCGGCAGAGTCTGAGATACGTTTCCTGATCGTTGTTGTGACCCGGAATTACCTGACCGTCGATGACCTGCTCATACGGCAGGAAATGCGGGACCTTGCGGGTTCGTACCGTTTCCTTGGTACCGTCATCATTCGTCACGTTCTTGGTGACCCATATGTCTTTAATTCCAAGCTCTGAACGGTAGAAATCGTCCAGTTGGTCAGCGGACATATTGGACAGCGCCTTACCGAACATCTCGTTTATCTGAGCGGGACTCAGCTCGGATACATCGGATACACCCTGCTTCTTCAGGTACGCGGCCTTCTTCGCTTCGTCAAACTGTTCGTTGATTGTGTTGACCTTATCCGCGTCCGAGAGGAACTGCTCCAGACCGGTACGCTTTGCGCCGCTGTCCAGGAACCGCTCGTTCTGAGAACGAGTGTAATCGTTCCACATCAGAACGTTGTACCAGTACTCTTTCTCCATGCCCGATGCATGGAACGGGATGATCATATCGATCCAGTCCGCATTCAGGGCGAAAGACAACTGGTCATCGTTGACGACCATCGCCATTGCGCCGGCATGCTTGAACTGTTTCCTGAGGTCCTGCACCTCGCGCCAGAACATGCCTTCCTGATGGTTCTCGCGGATGCCGGTAGTGAAGTCACCCGTCATCGCGATGGACATATTGAACTTGTATCCGGTGTTCCCGAATATCCGCACAAAGTCACCGTTCTTGGTGTAGGTGTGGCCGTACCATCCGCCCAGCGCGTCCATGTCACCGATGAGCTGCATATAGTCCAGTACGTTCTGGATCTGGAAATCGTTACTGGAATGCACACGCAGTCCGCCACGCGCGTTAATGTTCTTCTTGTCCTCTGCGGATACCTCGCGCAGATTTGTGGTATACGGTCGATAACTATCAATGTTCCGCGCCTGGGATGCTGATTTCGCATACGCGGACGCTTCGCGTTCCAGTGACAGCACATCATTCATATCCGCAGTAGGAATGAATCCCTGCGGGAATTCAGACTGCTTGACGTGCGGGACCTGCTGTACCATATCCTCAAACCATGCATTGAAGAACGCTTCCGCCTGCTTGAACGCGGGACCGGACTCGTCTATACCGAACTCTTTGCAAAGCGCGGACAGCATCTTCTTTTTGCCGATGCCGGGTTTGTAGGACTGGAACCTTCCGCCTTCAACGGACTTGTAGTACTTCTCCAACCCGTACCTGGAATCGAGGAAGTCGAACATCTGATTCCTGAAGTGCTGCACATTGTAGAAGTGCTGAGATACGGTCGGGTTATACGCGTCCTTGCCGAGACTCCTCCACTTGTTGAACACTTCCTGCGCGGCAGCGGATATCGTGCCTTTGTCCTTGTTGTATGAATACATCAGCGGGAGCGCGTCATCGTCCGTTGCAGCGTTCAGAACGTTCTGTCTTGTGTTCAGGAAGTTCAGCGTGTAGTTGGACATCTGCATACGCTTGCCTTCCACGTAGCAGTACGTGCAGGGAATCATCTGATCGCAAGCCCGCATCAATTCAACAAGCTGCCGGCATTCTTTCAGCGTGAGAAGTCTGCCAAGACGGGACTGGATCTGATCGAGGTAATTGGAGTACTGCATTCTGCGCTCGCAGTTTGCGTCCACATCGAATGAATACTTGTACTCGATGTTCTTGACCAACGGACCCATCTTGTTCCCGGGGATGTCGCCTCTTGCGGCGTACTGGGCAATGGACTTGTCGTTCAGGATATAATCGCGGATGCTATCGACCTGAGATATGATCTTGTCCGTTTTCGCGTTCTTCCCGTTCTCTTTCCGCATCTTGTTCGCCCACGCGTCAACAGTACGCGTAGACAGCGCTTCCCTATCAGACTCGTCCTGAGCCTTTGTGAAGACATTTCTGTCGCTCAGGCTGTACTTCTCATCGGGTGCCAACTGGCGGACGGTTTCGTTGTCTTCAGCGAACGCGGTATCAGACCAAGCGCTGTCCATTGCATCGAACAGTTTCTGCATCTGACGTTCGCTGATGTAATCGTTCTCGCCTGCTTCAGCGCCGAATACCTGATGCATACCGTACAGACCGAACAGATCGCACAGAAGTTCTTCGGACATCTCGTCACGCGTGTAACCATTCTGTGAGTCGGGTGCGGTGTTTATGTATTTGTCAAGGATCCTGCCGAACTGGTCACCCAGTGCGTCCTTCACCAACTGGATGTAGTGCGGGTTCGCGTGGCCGTACTCGTGATACAGATACGCAATGTCACTATCATTTCCGGTGTAACGGACCATCGGCTTGCCGTTATAGCAAATGCCATTTATGCCATAACCGTCAGAGTCTTTCGTCTGTGTGTACAGCGTCACACCGTCCTTAGCGCCAAGAAAATGCACCGCAGCGCCGACAGACTCGGCGTACACGGGCGAAACGCCCTGCACCTGATTGACCCTGAGGTTGATGCCCTGCTGTTTATACAGACTCTCTATCTTCTGTGCGCCTTTGTTCTCGTTCTCGGTCCAGGGCGCAAAGACTCTGCTCTTTACCTTTTCGGCATCTTCAGAGATCTGAGAATTTCTTCCGACGTCAGTCTGCTCTGCCGCATTTTGGTTCCTGATTTGTCCGTTGTTGCGAACTGTACCGTTTTCGGTTTCTGCTGTTTCAGCATTTCGTCCATTATTCCGCTGCTCTTGCTTTCCATTTAGTATCGCACTCCTTATAGCGTCGATGTTGTTGATCGCGTCCGTGTATCCCGTCTTGCTCGCGTTGACGGTCTGTTCCATAACAGACTCAGGTGCGGGTGCCTTCTTCAGTGTATCGTCAAGCTCGGAATTCCACATCATGTCCACGATGTCGGGATTCTTTGCTGCGAAATCCGCGATTTGTTTATCGTCCCCGCTTTTCTTCGCGTCGAGCATCTCGTCCAGAAGATTGAAGGTGCGCTCGTCACCGTTCTGCATCGCGGTGACTTTCGCGTCCTCTATCTCATCAGCGGACATGTTCTTGATGTAGTCCGTTTCGGACGCATTGACTTCCTGATTCAGAAGCTGCTGTTCAAGGCCTGCCAACTGTGCGCCGGCGGCCGTTTCCGCAATAGTGGCGGATACTGCCTGATATTCCTGCGCGGTCTTCTCGATCTCGTCGAGGACCTTCTGTTCCGTATTCCGCTCGGATTCGGCAAGCTTCAGTTCCGCGACCTTTTCCTTGTTCTCGACCTCGCGCTGCGCGTCCTGGTACTCTTTGGTCGCGTCCATGAACTGGTTGTACAGTATGGAGTGGCCTTCGGGGTCGCCGACCATGCTCGCGGCCTGCTCGGACAGATTCGTGAGGTTGTCGAGCATCTTTGTCAGACGGATCTGATTCTTTTCCTGCTCCTGCTGGAAGTTCGCGATCTCGGCCTGATGTCTGCCGGACTCGTTCTCGACCATCCGTTTCAGGTCGCGTACGATGCGCTGACCGTCATCCGAACCGATGAATCCATAGTCATCGGCCATCTGGTCCATGAGATTGTTGAGGTCCGTCTGCGTTTCCTCAGACCAGCCAGACCGCTCAACAGCCTTGATGAACTCGAAACGGAACTTGCTCATCTCTCCGGTCTTGCCAAAGAAACTCGTCCCGCCGTTCTCGCCCAGTAAGTCAGTGGTCAGGTTCCGCGCGTTCTGAATGTCGGTACGGTTCCGACCCTCACGTGCAAACCTTGCGCCCATACCCGCTGCACCGAATCCAAGACCGGATATAGCACCACCGAGTCCGGACTCGATGATGCGGTTCATGATGCCCTTCCATGAAAGGTCGTTGTCTTCCAGCGTGATAGCCTCTGCTAGGATGTTGATGACTTCAGAGAAAATTTCTTCGGAAGCCTCAACACCGGACTGCTTCAGCGTTTCGCGCAGGAACTGCTTCAGGGTACCCGCTGCCTTCGGTTTCAGTAACTGTTCAAGGGATACCTTTTCCGTCACGATCTCGGCCATGCCCGCGATGACACCGAGCGCCATTGCTTCACGTGCGGTGGCACCGTTCTCTAACTGGTCGAGTATCGTACTGTCGGCAGCACTCAGACCAGCTATAGCAAGGCCCGCTCCGCCCAGAGGCAGACGTACGGACGAGTCGAGCATGCTCATCCCGCTCTGATAGAGGAATGAGTAGATCTGACCCGTACTGATGCCGGGAAGGAAGGACTGGTCGGAGTTGTTCAGGATGATGTCATCGGATACCGCGTTCCGGATCTCCTTGGACGCTGCGGTCATATAGCCGTTGTAGACCATATCGACCGCATTGCCCTGACCAACACCCAGATTACGCGTGATGTTGCCCGCGTTGCCGAGAATGTTCCCTACTCCCTCGACAGCGCCAAGCACATTCGCACCGACCGACAGAATAGAACCACCGACCGCGTCCTGCTGAGCAAGGCGCTGGAAGTCCTCTTTCCGTTCGACCGTTGACCTGAATTTCAGGACAGTTTCCAGTTCGTTAAAGTACTTCTGAAACGCTTCCTCGCCCATCGCGGCAACAGCGTTCGCGCCGGCTATTTCTTCCGGCGTCGCAAGCTTTGCGAGTTTGGAACCCGTCTTGACCTGACCGGATAGTACTTTGTACTGCTGACGTGCCTTCGCGGACCATTTTGAAGTATCCGCGATCTCATCGGTCCCGCCGTTCTCCGCAATGAATCCGTTCACGGCCTGAAGAGAACGACCAGCTGTTTCCGTCAGCGTGAAGTATTTGTTCAGTTCGTTCAGCCGTTCAACAGCCTCTTTATTCTCTGTGGTGACCCTATAGGATCCGTCGGTCTGTTTGTATCCGGCGAGTTTCTTGCCAAGTTCGACAAGTTCTTTTTCAATGTCTTCCTGCGCGACATCGGTATCCGCTTCCAGCAACCGCTCGTTCAGGTCAGCGCGGGTCTTCTCGTTCCTCTCCGCATTGACCGCGTCAAGCTGTTCAACGATGCCCCTGCGCTGTTCTGAAAGTTCGCGGATCTTTTTGCTGTTGGGGTTCCAACCGGACGCGCCAAGACGCGTGATCTCCGCGTCTATCTGTCTTAACTGCTGGGTGAGTGATAACTGCTGTTCCTGAGCCTTCTGGTCTTCAAGATAACTGGTGACCTCTTCCTGCTGTTCGGGCGGGAGGCTCGCGATATACTCGGCTTGCGATTTCTCGATAAGACCGTTGTACTCTGTCATCAGGTCCGCGACGGTAAACAGTTTCTCGTTCTTCTTTTTCTTGCTCAGGTTATCGAAATATTTATTCGTGCCGGGAACAAGTTCGTCTTCAGTGCCGGCCTTATAGTTGAAGTTCTCGATGACATCCTGATACTTTTCAGGGTCCGACTCATATACTTCTGCAATGGCTGCCCGCCATTCCTCATCAGACGCACCTTCGCCAAGTTCGTTGATTCTCTTATAAACCGCGTTCCGAAACTCGTTCTCGGCCGTCAGATACTTCTGTTCTTCTTCGGCAGCAGCCCTCTGCTTCTCGTCCTCGGCAGCTTTCTTTTCCGCCTCTCTCTGAAGGTTCTCATTGTAATCATTGACCGCTTCGGAATAGAGGTCATTGAACACGGACGAGTACGGCAGGCCGTTTTCATACAGCCATCTATCATACGGATCGTTCTGATCGTACTTGCCCTTCAGATACTCCGGCATTTCGCCGGCGCCCTGAGCATAGATCTCCCCGCCCGTATAATCGTAATAGTTCTTGTCACCGAAATATTTGTCACGGTATTTCTGACGTACAGAGTCAAGGATATCGTCGTTCAGAGAGTAGCGGAAATCATCGAACGCGTTGTCTTGTTTAGACCGGGAGCCACGGATAGCGTTATAAGCGTCAACACCGTTCTGTGTCATCCAACTTGTATCACCGTAATTGCCGGTAGACATCCAGTTGGAATGGCTTCTGCCGTACTTATCATAGGTATCGTTGTCCATATAATAGTACGTGCCGTTTGCCAGAGCGGACTTTCCCTTGCCCTGACGGATATTATTGAATAAGTCAACCTCATTCTGCTTCATCCAGCTCGTATCACCGTAGTTGCCGGTCTTCTTGTACTGGTTGAAACTCTGCTCATACTTTTTGTATGTATCAGCAGACATGGATTGAGGGTTGGACTTCTTCTGCGGTGTGTTCTGCGCTCCCTGATCCGTTGAAGTCTTTTTATCTTTATTACCAATAAAAGGCATTTTTGCCCCCTTATACGCGGTTTATTTGTACTGAGCTACCCTGGTAGATGACCCCGCTGTCGTTTTCTTCGTCTTGTAATTCTTGTTCGCGTTCTCGATGCGGTTCCGCAGTGCGAGTGCGCTGGTGTTCTTCTTGTCATTAAAGATACTGCTGTTGTTCATGCTCGCCGCCTGCTCCTTGAGCGGATTGGATGCGAGCGGATTGAATCCGTCGTCACCGGGGAGTTCTTCCTCAGCAGGAGATTTGCCGCGTCCGCCCCATCCGCCACGTCCGCCTCCGCCGGATGTCGTGTTGTATAGACCGAATAGGGCATTTGCTGCACCGAGCGCATTGCCACGCGCCTGATTCTCGGCCGTCAGACTCAGCTCGTCCTGCGCGTTCAGACGGTTCAGAAGCGCGGAATAAAGCGCTGCGTTGTAATCGGACTCGATACCCTGAACGTCCGCTGCTTCCGCGTTCATGTTGCGGTTCTTCACGTCCGTAACGTAAGTAGATCCGCCCATGCCACGCGATGTTGCGTCCGCGTCGATGCCGGCACGGATGGACGCAGCATCCTTTCTGCGGTTCGCGATCTGTTTGTCATAGCTCGGACGCATTGCGCGGGACAGCGTATCTTTCAGAGTGGACGCGCTTTGCGGAGTATATGACGGTCTGAACTTCGCGTACATCTGATCGTACAGATTGTTGAAGTTCGTAACTACTTCCTGATTTGCCATATCTGTTTCTCCTTATGAAAGATTGTTTACTTTGTCGATAAGCTCGACCAGTTTGTTGTAAAGTTCGCGCGTGTTCTGATTAAGATTGTTCTCGTTCAGGGACGCTGCGTTGTCATAATCCTCGTTCGTTGTCTGTTCCTGCTCCTGATGCCTGGAAAAGTACACGGGGAGCATCGTAGAAGGTAAATCGATCATGTGCCGTCCTCCTTCGCTTCATACCGCAGTGTGAGTCCACCCTCGACCTCGAACCATCCGCCGGCCACGTTCTGGATCCGTAACCCAATAGCGCGACCTTCATACCTCAAAGGTATGCGGATGATTTCGCCCTTCTTCGCGGGCATCGCGTACGTTTCGTGCTGGACATACGGACCGGCTTTGATGTCTATCAGGACCTTGTCGCCGGTGCCTCTGAGATACAGCCACTTGACGTGCTTTACGACAGACCGCGCCTGAAGGTCCGTGTACGGCGTGTTCCAGTACGCGTAAATAGGCAGCTCGACCGTTGACCCGTCAACAAATCCCGCATAGGTGTGGCAGTCCTTATCCCACTGGTATACATACCGGTCACTGTTGATCATGTAGATCGTGCCGTTATATGCGCAGATGTCCGTGATTTTGAATCCGTTACGGATGAGATGGACTCTCTCCTTTTGGTCATAGACGATCAATGTATCGTCCTCTGCGCCGACCAGATCGCTGGTGCAGCAGCTGAAGTACAATCTGTCGCGGTTCTCGCAGGACTTGCAGTTCTCCAGAGAAACATTCTCCAGCAGTCCCTGGATCTGTCTTGCGGTCGGTGACAGATGCACTGTCTGTCCGTCGTGGTAGTACATCCCGGCGCGGGTGATCCAAAACGGGAAGTCACCGTTCGCGATGATGCCGGAATTTACTGTCTTTTCCATGTCCTTATTGACACGGGATATCGCGTAATTGGACGGTCTGTCGCCAATCATTCTCCATACGGATGACTCCTTGAATATCAGTAGCTGATTGCTCAGTGCGACAATAGCGACTATCGGCTCGGAGGATGTATTACCGACTTCTGTATGACCACCGCTGCTGATCTCGGACGCGTCGTCCATCGACCAGTCCTCAATGGTCCGCACATCTCCCGGAGGCTGTGACCAGTAGAGCCTGGACGGGTGTTCCGGGTCCCCTGCGCACATGAGCCGGTTATAATAGAGGTCCATGTACGCGACCGGCATATCCGACAGCCCGCCTCTGATCAGAACGATGTCGCCCACGACCGGCTTATCCGAACGGGAGATGACTTCCTTAAATGTGACCTTTGTGCGGGTATTGTTTATCTCTTTGACTTGTGACGTGATAAAGTCCACATACAGTCCGACATCCTTGCACCGCTGTTCATAGTCTTCAGGGATCGCGGGAGAGATCGTGACGGACTCGACGCCGTACTTGACATCGCTCTCAGCGGGTTCCGCATTAGAGCCTTTGCCAAGCTTCAGGAACACCTTGTTGCCGGCTGTCCATGTCGGAATAGTGGCGAACGCGTACTCAACGTTGTCGATCTTTACGGACAGTTTGGATACCGTCTGATGCACTGAGGAAGGCGTGAACGCGACATACGCGCCGTATGAATACGACCATCCGTTAGGCATCGTCAGTGTGTACTGACCGACATAGTCCGTGACCGAATACGACTCGGCCGTTGCTTCGGTAACCTCGGTGCCGTAACTGCCGTATGTGGTGTTCAGTCTGACCAAACACAGAGAGCTTGTAGACCATGCGGGGACATTGTTCAGCGTATAGTCGGTGCTGTTGATGTTGACCTTCACCGTTGTTGCAGCACCCGGACCCGCTGATGCCGTGAAAGCAACCCAGCAATCGTCAGAATATGCCCAGTCGGCGGGAACACTTCCAAGCGTGTAAGTCACGGTTGTTGTACCGGTTTTTGACGTTTCCGTCATCGATACAACACTGGTTTCGACCACCGCAGCGCTGCCGTATAATGAAACAACGACCGTATCCCCCGCCGCCCAGATCGGGACGTATGTGAGGTTGTACATCTGGTCATTGATTCGGATCCGGCACGTGTTCAGCGCGTTCATGTCGGCAGGGATATCGAATGCGATCTTGCACCCTTCCGTGTATGTCCAGCCGGACGGCATAACCAAAGTGAACAGACCCGTCCTTGTAGTGGTCGAGCCGTTGCTCTCGGATGCAGCCGTTGTACTGTCCAATGTCACAATGACCGTTTCGCCCGCGTCCCATATCGGGAGCGTACCGAGCGTATACGTGCTGGAAGATATCTTGATCTGTATCGAGGTGGCGCCGGTTATTTCTTCAGGGACCTGGAACCGCACGGCAGTTCCTGCGGAATAGGACCATGTGCCGGGCATCGTCAGCGTAATGATGCCGACGCCGCCGGTCAGAGCATACGTGGCCTTTGTTGCGCTCGTGGCGCTCGTTGCCAATGACGCGACCGATTCCGTGTATGTGGTCAGCGTGGCCTTCTCTGCGTTGTATGTGACGCCCGTGATCGTGCCGTCATACACATAGTCGCCGGTTCCGAATGCCTCTGCGGCATTAGCGGATACAGTGCCGTCCCACTTCACGATCTGCGTCTGGCCGTTGGAAATGAGCAGATAGTCTTTATCCCCTATCTTGCACTCGACAAAGTCCCACTTCTTTGATGTGATGTTGAACGTGGACCATTTGACCGTTATCGTGGACCCGTTAGGAATCGTTTCATCCTTTACGATGATGCCATAGGTGCGCGGGTCATAATCCCATGAACCACTTGAATATGTGAACACTTTTGTTCCGACAGACGCAGCGGTCATGTACTTGGTTTTTGAAAAGACCACGTCAAGGTCCGTTTCATATGTAACGCTGTTCAGAAGACCGGCAGTGGAATAGTCCATAATGACCACCCACTTCGATCCGTCCCATGCGAAGATGAAGTTGCCCGCACACACAAGAAACTTATCGACACTCAGCGTGTGCCAGTAGTACATCCGCAGTATGTCCCCAACATCCACGTTCCCGACCTTTATGGGGACTCTGCTGAACTGATACATCAACGGATCGAATGTGTGACGGAACCCGTAACCGACAGTCAGGTTGCCCTTCTCGGTGATCATATTCGCGCCGTCAGCGGTCATGCCGGGGTCCAGCCGGTTCTCGTTCTGGGACTGGTCAAGTCCGCGAAAGTACTCGATAGTGTAGTCCTTCAGCAAACTTACCACCCCACGTTCTTTATGTTGTATACGTTGCTCTCACCGTGATTCTTTCTTGCCCTTCTCAGGCCCTGAGAATAGATCTGATAAAACGCGTCAGCACGTCTTTGCATGGTCGGATCCAGCGTGATGTGCTGCGAATAGACGATATACGGCACCAAAAGGGAGTGTAGATACACCGGGATCCCTGGTACATCAATATCATTGCTTATGCGTGGCGGAACATACCGATACTCAACATCTACAGTCCCTTCCGTGCCTACGGTTATCTCATCGGACGCCGGTCCGGTCACAAACGAGATGGATGAACCGTTCTTTCTGACATCTACGATCTTGACACATTGCGCGGACAGATCGTTCAGGTGAAGGATTCCGTCCGTGACCGGGACATCCGTATCTGTTTTACGCAGATTGAGATACTTCGCAATGTCTTCCGCACCGTCGTTCAGATACATGACCAGCTTGTCCTTCCAAGCCTCCATAGACTGCGCGTCCGTTTCAAACCCAAGCGAAACCATCGCTTGCGTGACGATATCGTATAATGTCATGATTTAACTCCTTACATAGATCTGCCGGACCACTTCTTCAGCCGGTCTACAACTGCCTTCTGCATACGTTCCTGAGTCCGCATATTCTCGATGATCTTGTAGATCGTTTCGGGGACCTCGACCTGCACACCGCGCGGGACCTGATAATGTACGCCGTTCACGCAGAAACTCATGTTCTTGTCGCCGGTCGAAACTTCAGGAAGGATGACCATGTATTTCTTCTGTTCTTTAAGGTCTTTCGCCGTATCAACGGAGATCTTGTTCATCTCCTGCTCGGACATCGTCTTCGGTGCTTCTTCGGCAGTTTTCTTTTTAGCCATAATTTCTCCTTTCAAATAAGAAGGGGACCCAAAGCGGGTCCCCGTTTGTCATGATGTGTGATTAGGAAACAACGTGCTCGATCCTGAGCATCCAGTCCTCATTGAGGATGACGGCTGCGTAGGAATCGCACTTGCAGGCGACCGTGATGCGCTGATCGAGCGGGTCGGTCGTGCTGCCTTCACTGTGGATGATCGTGTGGATATTGCCACTGCCGCCGATATCCACAACACCGTAAGCGTCCTCGCCGAACACGAGAGTGCCGTGTACATCAGCTTCAGCCTTCGTGGAGCCGTCCGGTTTGGCAGCGTCGTCCGTCCAGACGATCGCATCAGCGGTCAGAGAAGTAGCGGACTCGGAGAACGTGACTTCCTTGTTGGCAGCGTCAAACGCGGCGACCGTGTACTCGGAAGAGCCGATATTGAACTTGTTGCCGACAACAGAGAAGTACTCGATCTCATCTTCCGTAAGCGCGTTCTTCAGAACGAACTTCTGAGAAGAAGAAGTATTCGCGTTGACCTTGTTGAGGACAGTCTGTTTGAAGACCTTCGCTTCGGTGGACTCAACAAAGATCACGCCGAACAGTTTGCCGATCTCGCCACTGAAGATCTGCTCGCCATACTGGTACTTGGAAACATCCTGCCACATCGTATCGGACTGGAGGTCGTACACGGAATCCGGGGAAACGATCGCGATGAAGTAGTCCTTGCCGTTCCTCTTAAACGGGCGGGCTTTGTTCTTTTTGAGTGTACGGACCGCTTTCCGGATCTCCAGCGTGGTCAGCTTGTCAGTGCCTTCAAGCAGGTTACGTGCCGTACGTCCGCCGGCGTACTGGATCGTGGTACCACCGGCCATCGCGTCACGGGTGATCCAGTCGAGCGCGGTGCCGACCTGCTCGCCGAGGATGTCGGTAGAGCCGGTCATGACATTGTCATAGGAAGTGCGTTTCAGCCAGTCGGATACTTCAACGAAAGCACCGTAGGCCTTGCACTGTGCAAGCACGTGGCTCTGAGCCAGGGACTGGCCGTCAGGTGTCACGCCTTCAACGAGGCCGGGAATGACCTTCTTCGGATCAAACAGAGTCCAGCGGCGGAACTCAACATTGTCACCGGCGCCGTTCGGGATCGTGCGTTTCTGGCCGAACTGCGCATGCTTGAGCTGGGTCTTGGCATTGACCAGAAGGTTCTTGTCGTAATAGGTTTTGTTGAGATACGTCTGCGGAGCAGCAGTGTTTGCAGTTGTCTGCGTATTGTAGTTGGTAGGCATAAGCTTACCCTCCTGAAATTAATAGTAGTTTTTTCTGCGTTCTTTCTCTTTCAGGAACTCCTCGTCTGATACTTTCGTCCAGTCGGTACGCGGTGAAACGCGCTGCTGCGGCTTCATGCTCTGGGGCAATGACTTGCCGGCGCGGACCTTCTCGGCCACATCGTATTCCGCCTGACTCGCGCGCTGATTCGCCATATACACCTGGATCGCGTACCTGGCGGGCATCGGGTCATCGATACGGTTGCCCTTCTCGTCGTACCCCGTTATGAGCTTGATGAATTCCGGATCATTGTATGCCTTGTTTTCGTCGAACCCTTTCGGTTTCGGCGCGTCCAAAACTTCGCGGTAGATCTGTTCTACCTCGTCTTCCGGCTCAGGCTCCGGCTGTCGGTTCTGTTTCAGTTCTTGGATGTCCTGAATGACGGATAACGCAACACCGTCACGTTTGCTTACGGCGCGGTTGAAGTTGTCGATTGCCTTCTTCCCCGCGTCTGCTTTGCTTAATGTGGAATCCTGACGCATCAGGTCCTCGATCATCAGGCGGCCAAGCTTGTATGCGTCGTCAGACTCATACTTCTGCTTGATACGCGCCTTCTCAGACCGTATGGCTTTACTGAAGCGTTCTCTGTCAGACTGCTGCGGTTCGTCTGAGCCTTCCGACCCACCTTCGTCACCAGCCTGCTGCGGTTCTTCTTCGCCAACCGCGCCAGCATTGATGTCAGCGCTGACCTGACTCTCATCAGGGCCGAAAGAAAACACCGTTGCCGGTGTTGGTTCTTCCATTGGTTCCTGCTGAGTTACAGCCGGTTTTTCTTCCATAATCTCCTTTCAATACTGCCGTTACGGGCGCAGACCCCGAAAATACTGCCTTTAACGGATGCAGACTCCGAATATTAAACAGCGTTCGATAACTGCGGTTCCGCGTTATCTCCGCGCAGTTGTGCCATTGCTGCGTCAATGTCGGCCTGCTCTGCCTGAGCCTGCTGCATTGCCATCTCGTCCGGTGCGGACGCCTGCGCCACTTTATTCAGCAGCGACTCTTTGCCCTCGAATTCCATCAACTCAACGGCCTGATCTGGACGGATGATGCCAAGCTGCACCATCTGCAAGACCAGCTCGTTCTGAGCCGTTGTCGCCCAGCGGTTCTCCTTCTCGACCTTTATCGAGATCATGAACTCAATGGGGATGTTGTTGCCCAGCGCGGTCTGACGTTCCATGATAGAGGACTGGAACTCGGCCTGCACCTGCTGACCGTCGATGGTCAGTGTGAGCTGTCTGGGAAGCGTGTTGAACTCGCGTTCCATCTCGATCTCATACCTGACCGCTTCCTTGTACGCTTCCATCTTCTCCATGCAGATCATACGGATGCGCTTGTTTGCCATCTCCTGAAGTGCCATGATGGAAGAGGCCGCCGTGACGCCACTGGTCGTGTTGCCGCGCGAGAAGTCATTGGATCCTGACTCCTCCTTGACTCTGCCCCTTATAACGTCGCCCTGGCTGAGGATGTAGTTGGGCAGCGGCGGATTACTAAACCATGTGACGCCGTTCAGGTTGTCGCCTTCATGGACGTTCTTCGACCAGTCCGACAGGTCCGCAGAATCGAATCCGGAACTCTCGGTGATCAGGAT